CGTTACACCAATTACTTTAAAGACAAAGGCCTCATCAATGACGAGGAAGCTAAGCGCATCACTGATGCCATCCTAAACCTTGAGGTGATGCCTTCGATGCGGGCACTCATGACTGCAGGCAAGGCCCTTGACCGCGACAACGTAGCCGGTTTCAACTGTAGTTATATTCCTATTGATCATCCTCGTGCCTTTGATGAAATGATGTACATCCTTATGTGCGGCACGGGTGTGGGCTTCTCTGTTGAGCGTCAGTACATCACCAAGCTCCCTGAGGTTGCAGAAGAGATGCACCCCACTGAGACTGTAATCTATGTTGTCGATAGCAAGATCGGGTGGGCCAAAGCCTTCCGAGAACTGGTCACGTTGCTCTATGCTGGTCAAGTCCCAACTTGGGATGTGTCAGGTGTGCGGCCCGCTGGCGCCCCCTTGAAGACCTTTGGAGGCCGTGCCTCTGGTCCTGAACCCCTGGTAGACCTGTTCAAATTTACTGTTGATCTGTTCAAGAGTGCAGCAGGCCGCAAGCTCAGCTCCATTGAGTGTCATGACCTTTGCTGCAAGATCGCACAGATTGTTGTTGTTGGTGGTGTGCGCCGCTCAGCTCTAATCTCTTTGAGCAACCTGACTGATGATCGCATTCGACGCGCTAAGCATGGCTCTTGGTGGGAGACTCACGCCCATCGTGGTCTTGCAAACAACAGCGCATGCTACACTGAGAAGCCTGACTTTGAGGCCTTCTTGAACGAGTGGGTTAGCCTGTATGAGTCTCGCTCCGGTGAGCGTGGTATGTTCAGCCGTGTTGCCAGCCAAAAGCAAGCAGCAAAGAATGGCCGCCGTGATGCTGACTGGGACTTCGGAGCTAACCCTTGTTCTGAAATTATCCTGCGGCCCAATCTGTTCTGTAATCTGAGTGAGGTTGTGGTACGGCCCACCGATACCTACGAAACTCTGTTGAATAAGGTAGAGATCGCAACCATCATTGGTACCCTTCAAGCTACGCTTACTGACTTCCGGTATCTACGGGCCGTGTGGCGCCGCAACACCGAAGAAGAAGCTCTCTTGGGCGTTAGCCTGACTGGCATCCTTGATCATCCCGTACTGTCCGGTAAGAAGTCTAAGATGGACGGCAAGACCCTGCCTGAGATTCTTGAAGGCCTTAAGCAACATGCAGTAGAGATTAATGCTGATTGGTCCCAAAGGCTAGGCATCAACCAGTCTGCAGCCATCACCTGTGTTAAGCCCAGTGGTACGGTAAGCCAGTTGGTTGATAGCGCATCTGGGATTCATGGGCGCTTCGCTGAGCATTACATTCGACGGGTCCGGGCAGACATGCGAGACCCCCTGTGTGGAGTCTTAGAAGCTGCTGGAGTGCCGTCAGAGATTGATGTTATGTCCCCTACTACCAAGGTCTTTAGCTTTCCTAAGAACGCTCCTGGGAACGCTGTGTTCGCCTCAGACCAGACCGGCATTGAGCAGCTAGAGATTTGGGACACATACCAAAAGCATTGGTGTGAACACAAGCCGTCCATTACTGTCTACTACCGTGACAACGAATTCCTGCAGATCGGTAACTGGATGTACAATAACTTTGATGAAGTCTCTGGGGTTAGCTTCCTGCCCTACAGCGACCATACTTATCAACAGGCCCCCTATGAGGCCATCACCAAAGAACAATACACTGAGCTTCTAAAGCTTCAGCCCACGATTGTTGACTGGGATATTGTCGAGGAGTCTGATGTTACTGAAGGGTCTCAAGAGCTAGCGTGTGTGGGTGGTGCCTGTGAACTACCATGATGAATTAACACACTTGTGCAACAGGTTTGGTGTTGTCTGTAAAGAATATGGGGCTTCAGGGAAGATGGTCTCTGGCCCCATCACAAGCCAAGCATTAAAACCAGTTGACTTTTGCCCCGTGTGTGGGTTAGCATCTAGGGCACGGGTACAACGACTTATTGAGGAAATTAGCCATGATTAACCCGGACGATATTATTAATACTATGCTTGATTATTATGAATCAGATATAAATAAACATATCATGAACATTGAGATTATGTTACATAATCCCCTTGCGTTCCATGATCACGATAAGTTTAATGAGGCCGTTGAGAATCAGTTAGACTTGATCACTGAATCCAAGGATAGGAAGGATGCGCTTCTGTTGGTGCGGGATTTTCTGAATGACGAGGTGCCTTTTGCGTGAAGGGAACCTAATAGGCTTTAGAATTTTCTTTGATGATACAGGCACCCTTATGTCCGAACTAAGGCGCTTGCCGCCGGAAGATGTTCAGAAGGTCTTCAAAGACCCTTACGACCAGAAGATGATACAGACCATCTTGTCTAAGGTTATGGAGAACTTTGAAGACCTTCACGATAAGATCGAAGTTGAACTAGATGCTCTTAACCACGCCTTGCGCGAGCAGTCTTAGCTGCAATCTTAGGGGGTTGTTTTGAGAATTGTTTACCGGCTTTGGTATCAGCCCGCTTCTTGCGGGTGGTTGCTGCATATTCAGAGGACGTTAGAGACTCTCGGGCCTTCTTGGGTAGGTATCGCTCACCTGATGCTTTAGGACCCTGGGTACTGGGTTTCCCTGACTTTGTGCCCCACTCCTCTTTTGTCCATTTCTTTAAGCTTTTTTGTGGCTTTCTTAAGGCCATTATTTGTAACCTCCGCCTTTTTCTTTGTAGGCTTTCGCCAGCATTTGGGCCTTTCGTGCTGACCATTGTCCGGCTTTTCCGCCTTTGTCACCGGCTTTAATTTGTTCGAAGAGGCGTTTCCGCATAGTCGGCTTTGTATAGTTACCAGCTTCATTGACTCGGCTTTCTCCCCCCTTGCTTTTTGTTACACGTTTTTTCATTACCATTTCACCTTGTCAGCCCAATAGGCTGCACTCATCTTACCCTTCGCAATGTTCTTAGCGTGTCGAGCTTTGAACGATGCCCTTTTCTTCTTCATGGCCTCAGACTCACCCGCCTTGGGTTTCCCCGCAGTCTTAGCGCCCTGCTCACCAAACCGGATTACCTTTTCTTTACCGCCTTCACAGGCCTTAACCACATGGGATTTCTTGGGGTGCCCTGGAGTCCGCTTAGGTTTGTTACACGGCATCTTGCTTTTATCTACACGATTAGACATACTCACCGCTCCTGATCATGTGAGTGACTTCAAGGGCCCTGGTACCTACCTGCTTGGCCCAGCGGCTGTCAAGAAACTCTACTGCAGCTTCTTGATAGTTACCGGCCTCCATAGCCGCCAGAGCCTTTACAAACTTCTTCAAGCGAGGAAGGCCTAGGTTAAACACCAAGTTGATCATAGCGTCCCTGCGGGCCTCACAGAGGTTCCTATACCACGGGAAACTAGCATCCAGTTCCTCAATGCAACGATTAACATCATTCTGCAATAGGTATTCAATCTCGTCGTGAGATAGCCCAAGGCCTACGTTCTTATCAACACAGCGGCCAACACCAATGGTGGCATAGCCTAGGTGGTCATCGTATACATAGTGCTTGACGCCTTCATGGCGCTTGAGCATGTCGAGTAGTTTTTGCATTTAGTCCTCTTGATCGCCTACAAAGAATGGAACAGCCGCAGTAGAAGTAGCTGCCCTTCTAGCAACATCTTTATAGTCTTGAGCTAAAATTTCAGGATTATCTTTGATGTATTCCAATATCTTGATGGTTGCAGGAACAACATCATTCAAAGCAGTTTCGTATTTTGTAGGGTCTTTGTTAATGATTTTATCCAGTTCTTTATTCATTCCCTTGAAATATTTTTCTTCAAAAGCCTTACCAGCTTTCTCGCCCCCTCGTTTAACGGCTAAATTATAGACCTCATTAAAAAGTTTTTTAGCTTCCTGAGCTTCAGCAACAAAATCCCTTCGCTTAAATCCGCCAATAAGACCAGTCTTAAAGTTCTTACTGATCATCGGTTGAACCGTTAGCAAGGATCGTCCCCGAATAGGATCAATGTCTTTGAAGATATCGTGTTTATCAGACACCATTGAGAACACATCTCCAGTCCTAGTGTTCACGGCACTAAAGACATTTACCCCTCCGATTTCTTTTGCTACTGATGAAACATAGCTTTCTTTGATGTATATGAAATCATCAGGGCCTTCAACAAAATTTACTTTCTCTTTTTTAAGATAGGACTTTAAAACTTCTGGTGGTATAGACTCAAGAGAGTCCACAGGCTCTTGACCATTTTTCTTTCTTTGTTGATTATAAAAAGCAAGCATCTTTTTTTGCGCACCACCTCGTCCACCTTTAGGGGGAGCTAGTAACAATTTTAGTTTTTTAGCGCCTTGTTCGTAGCCGGTTGTAAAAAGTTCATCTCCTAAATTTTGAGGACCGTCAGGTCTTTTATAGACTATAAAAGTTTCGTCTGGTTTTTTAACTTCCCAGGCTTTAAATATATGCTCAATTGCATCTTCTTGTACTTTTGTAGGTACAGCCTTTCCAACATTGCCGCCCTCTTCAATCGATGCAAACACATTACGCTTAAAACTTGCATCATCGAATGCGTCATCGTATCCATATTCATGTACCATAACTAGTGGATTTCGATCATGAATAAGGCCAATTTTTTCACCGCTCTGAAGACCGATGTAGCGCCCAGTAAGTATTTCTGCAAGAGCGTCACCAACTTTAAGCTTAGACTTTTTAGCTAAGGCCTTTACAGCCGTAGAGATTTTAGCGGGCGAAAGACCCGTAGTTCTCCTAACAGCGCTGTACCCTGGCCCTAGTGCTTCAACAACAGCCCCAGGAATCCTCTTTCCAAAAGCCTCACCAGCGAGTAAAATCTTATTTAAGGCAGTAGCCGTTGCACCATAAAAACCTGTGATA